GCGGCGAAGCGTGTGCATTGACGGTGCATGATCGCCATACACAGCAAGAGCCCATTCGTCTAAGGTTTGGAACTGCGCGCTCATAGGTTCTCAGCTATCACTCCCACGTAACCCAAGCCACCGCCCGCGCAGACCAGTAGCAAACCGCGCCAACGGTTCCAACAACTGCAATGGGTAGGGCGGCGGTGAAGGCGAGGGCCGCGAAAAAGGTCATGGCTGCTCCTTAGTACTGTTGATCTCAGCGGCGCGGTGCTCAATCCAGGCGGCGGCGGAGTCACCATCAACGGTGCTCGCAAGCGGGTTCGCTCTCCATTCTGCAATCGCCCGCGCGTACGCTGAATTGGAAGTATGTAGATATAGCGGCTCGTGCCTGATCGATTTGAAGCCGCCGACGCCTTCGAGCGGAAAACTGTCTGGCGAAAATGAGAGTGCAAAGTCTGCATCGCCATCGTTTTGAACGACATGGTGGAGATAGGCGGTCGGTTCGATCTTCGGCGCGCCCTGCGCCGGAACCTGATTTGCCGCCCAACGCTCGCGCTGCTCTTCTGTCATCTCGTCCGGGCAATATTCGAGCATCACAGCGTCGAGCTTGGCCTCGGCGGCTTCGGCGCGCTGGCGAAATCTCCCCATCGCAGGCGCACCGCTCTGGCCCAGAGAATGGACCAAGTTGTTCAGCTTGACGTTATCGGCGCGCAGCTCTGCAATCGCCCTGTCGCGCTCGGCCGTGCACGCCGCAAGTTCGTAAACCATTGCATGCGCGCAGTCGTGACAAAATTCGGTTGGGTCGAGCCCTTCTTCGACAGAAAATTCGGCGTCGCACCTACCGCAAATATGCTGGCTCACTTCGCCTCCTCCACCGCAGCGATAGTGGCGTCAATTGCCTCACCGGGCGATTTCCGCCACATATCGGCTTCTACGGACGCTGTGAACGATCCGGCCGGAGGTGGCTCATCCAGGGACACGCTGCCGCTGCCATCGAACGACACCGCCCACCATCCGTTGTCGTTGAACACGAGATGCGGGCATAGGCCATCGTTGGCCCAGCGCTCAAATTGGCGTAAGCGCTCTGCGTCTCTCCGCAAGGCTGCATGCCATCCCATAAGCACGGCATCCACACCCGGCGCGCCGCTCAGCGAGTTCTGACACGAACGCACCATCGCATCGTGCGACATGTTGCAAATATCCTGCGCAGAGTGGACGCAGAACACGTCGTGGCCTTCCTTCGTGGTGCCACGGCAGGTCACCATCTGTTCGCCCTTGGCTTCGATTCCTGCGCCAACGACTGCAATCGACGGTTTCTGTCTCGCTTCCAGTTCGACGATGCGGGCTTCGGCTTTCTCGGCGCGCGCCCTCCATAGTTGGAAGGCTTCCGCCGTGTACGGGAACCAAGTTTCAAGGCTGCTATCGGTTCGCCAGTCGGCCGGAAGCGCATCGACGATGCCGCGCAGCCGTTCGATCTCCGACTTGTCTGCCGCGCGGGCTGCTTCTAGGGCGGCGAGGTGGTCGGAGTGTGTGACGTACGCAGACGGCCTTAATGCGCCAGTCGCAAAGTGATGTAGCTTGATCTGCTCGCTCATGCCCGTTGCTCCTTACGCGCGAGTCGTCTCGCCGCCTTCCTCGCGCGCTTGGCTTCGGCCGCGGCTATCTTCTCAGCACGCCGTGTCGCCGGTTGCGGTCCTGGTTGTTTCCCGCCGCAGGGAAGATCATCTATCGCGGCCACCGCAGCTACGACTCCGAGAGCCAAAGCAATAGCGAAGTTTCTGTTGCGCATCACTTCTCCCCCTGGCTCGGCGTGGACGCTGCTTTCTTCGCGCGTTCGATCGGCCACCAGCGAGTTGCGAGATTCTCGGCAACCTCGGAATCGGGAATTCGAACTGTGAGAATCCTGACGTCCGGGTCTACGTCACCGACGTGTTCGAGCAGATAGTTCAACGCGCCGGCCATGTCATCGCTAGCGAAGTGACCCACGATAAGCCCGCAAGTATCGACACGAAGCATTAGGGTGCGATGCTCATCCTCCTTTCGCTTTTTCGCGTCCGCTATGATCTGGGCAGCATCGATCAGGTCGTATTGATCGGCGCTGGCCGCCAAACGCTTAACGTGATCCAGTAATTCGCTCACGGCTTCACCTCCGGCGTGGGCACCGCAGGAAATCCGCGGTTGGCGCGAATGTCGTTGACGAGGCTGATTGCGTTCGCGCGATGCTCGGCGTTGATCGTTTCCCAATCGCGTTCGTCGTCGACCTCCGACGTGTTCTCGTTGCGGCCGAACCACCACCCTATTGCCTCGCTTGGCCGACAGATCGGGCAAGGAATGTCTTCCTCGCAAGCGTAATCGCTGTCCGCGTCGTGTAGTTTCCCGTCAACGCAATAGGAATCGGGATAGCTGCCCGCGCCGAACTCATAGCCTTGGTAGTCACACATTGGCGTCTCCCTCCGGCGTGGGCGCGTCTTGCTCGGCATCGATTGCGGCAGCGCGGTCGCGATCAGCAAAGTGCACGAACAGTTCGTCACCAAGTCGGCGGCAACGAATGCCAGCCGCTCGATAGGCCCGAATTCTGTCGCTGCTCGGGAAACTCATCCAGGCCGGATACTTCTCGCCATTGAAAGTCCGGTAGCATTCGAACGCATCGTTGCAGCCGTAGCGGTTTCTTTTCCCGGCCATATCAGCCTCCCTCCGGCGTGGGCGCGGCGGCGAGCGACTGGCGCCACAACGTATCGCTTTCTAGCGCATCTGCGATGGCAATGGCGAGGTCGGACTGCGCGTAGTCCGCACGTATCCCGGACGGCTCGTCGTCTTGCCGCAATTCATGCGCCATATCGCGAAGAGCATCGGCGAAATCCTTCCGCTCGCGTGTCGTGCCAGTGACCCAAATGAATCCCTTCGGATATCCATCCAGCACCCCCGCCTTCGTGGGTGCAGGTGAGGCGGCGAGCATGGCGATAATTTTCCTAATTCGTTCAACAATGACGTGAACGACAACACCGGAAGCGCTGCCATTTGCAGCAACCGAACTTATGTACGATGGCACAAATGATTCGAGGTTTTCCAAAGCCTCTACAGCCTCCGGCACTCCCGCCTTCGTGGGCACTGGTGAGGCGGCGCGATACATGATGTGCCACACCAGAGCAGCACGCGCTGCCTTGTTGAAGTGTTCGTTTTCCCGTCCGCGTGTCCAGGCTGGCCAGTGCGATGTATCCATTCCAGACAGTTCGCAGTGTGCGCGGATCTTCCGGAACGTCATGCCCGGCATCTCCATGCCGGTGAACAAATAGCGCACGGAATCCGTCATCGCCTCGATAGCGTCGCTCGGCACGCCCGTCTGCGCCACGGGCTGCGCGGCGATTAGCGGGGCGCGGCGGTTCCAATCAGTGAAGGTTCCGGTTTGTGCGCCGCAAGAGTTGCAGCAGATAACTCCGGCACCGCTTCGAATATCGCGGCATTCGCAGTATGGACACGGTAACAATTCCTGCGCGCTCATCCGATCAGATCCTTTTTGTCGATCAGCAGTTGGGGGTTGGTGCTCACATCCATCTCCGCTTTCTGCAGTGCTTGCAGATCAGTAGTGCGTACGGAAGTCCAGTTGAAACAACTCGGTAGTCGTGAAGCGCGAGGAAGCAGAGCAATCGTTTCATGTCTTCTCCCCGCCACTCTGCGATGTGTTCTTCTTCGCTGGGTCGCACATCACAATCTGGCGTGTCTCGCGAACGATGCGGATTGGACGGCGAACATACTTGCGAAATAACGGCGCGGCCAGTTCCGCTTGCGCGAACGTCGAATAGTGCATGAGGCGATTCCATTCGAGACCGAAGCAATCCACTTGTTCAATTACGAAACGAGTTTTCTCATCGTCCATTGCGCACCTCCTGCGATGTGCTCTCGGTGGGGATTGGTGGGGCGGGGAGAGGCTGCCAGTGGGTCGGCGAGTACGTTGAATAGCCACCATGTTCGTCCTGCCAGCTATCGGGCGAGCACCATGCCATTGCCTTCTTCCAGCTAATGCTGGAGTCGTTTAGCCACGCAACGAGTTGCAATTCGTCACAATCGCCACCGCACGCAAGAATGCGCGTTCCATCCTTCGGCGCCGACTCAATCGGCAACCACCCGTTGTCCGCTCGTGCGCGGTCGAGGTCGGCGAGGAGTTGGAAGTCTTTTCCTATCGTGCAATCCACCTCATGCTGGATGCCGTTGTTCAGCACGCCAGCGCCGCTTTCACACTCGCATTCCGGACAGCGATAGAAGTCGCTTCCGTGGACGCCGTAGTCGTCTGATTCAAGCAATTCGTACAATCGCCCGCGAAGCGCCTCTCTCGCACGGTCAAGCAGGGTGGGGGTTGTCATACCGGCTTCACCGTGCAGGTCATGGCGTCCGTGTCAACCTCTACGGTCAGATATTCCTGGTACTCAAACCACTTCCCGATGATCTGACTGATTTGCTCGCGGCGTGATTCGATCAATGCCTCGCGATCATCAGCAGAGAGTCCTTCCATCGCCTTGACGCTTTGGCTTATGGCCTCGTCGATGCAGTCGGATACGCCGTCCGGGTCTTTCATCGTGATCTTGAACTTCATGTATTCTCCTTCCGCCGAGCCGATGAACTGGCCCGGCGATTGTTGAGATTGGGTGGCAGCGCCGAGTGCTGATCTCTCGGTTTCCGGCTTAACGGATCGGAAGGCAACAATTTCACCGAACATCTCTTGTTGCTTTCTGCCTATATCCCATTCGACTTGCGTTTCGGCGGGATACTTGGACGTTTCCTCCGTGCGCGTCAGCCCGCGCATTCGCTGCCGTAGTCGTTACCAGTACGCGCGCTTCTTGATCGGACTGAACGGGATCGAATCGTCATCAAAGGCCGCGCCTTCGCCGTAGCTCGCGTCAGCCTGTCTTGACGCAGGGGCGGCTTGCGGACCACGCGCTTGACGCTGAGGACGTTCCGATTGCTCGCCGCCATCCTTTCCGCCAAGCATCTGCATTTCGTCGGCGACGATCTTGGTCGAATAACGCTTGACCCCATCCTTCTCGTATTCGTCGGTGCGCAGCTTGCCTTCGACGTAGACTTGGCGGCCTTTCTTCAAATACTCACCAGCGATCTCGGCAAGGCGACCAAAGAAATCGACACGGTGCCATTCGGTGCGTTCCTGCTGCTCGCCAGTCTGCTTGTCCTTCCACGACTCGCTCGTGGCGATGCGAATGGAGGTGATCGCCGTGCCCGAAGGCGTGTAGCGCGTCTCCGGGTCGGCACCGAGATTGCCCATCAGGATGACTTTATTGATGCCGCGGCTCATGCTGCTCTCCGTTGAAGGTGTTCGATGATCGCTTGCACGTCGGCCTCCATTTGCAGGCAGGCTTCCGTAAGGCGAGCGATGTACTCGCCATCGCGTTCGACGCGCTGGATGTAGATACGAAGGTCTGCCTGGAAATCGGGGTGGTAGCTCACGAAGTCCCACCACTTGCGGCCCGTCACCCACAAGCCGCCCTGGATTTGCTCGATGTGCTCTGCTGGCAGGCCAGTAAGCAGCGTTTCGAGATGCACTTCGCTGGACTCGGGCGATTTGATTTCGCCGCCACCATCATCGCCAACTAGGAAGTCAGGAGACGCGCCGATGAAATCGAAATCGGGATGGGTGACAAAGCTGGCGAGAGTGACGATAACGCCAGTCTCAGCTTGATATGCGGCCACTGCGGCAGGCTCGACGGTCTGCCCCCACGCGAGAGCGGCTGCCTTCACCTGCTTGCGCGCGCGGCCCGTGAGGCGCTCTGCAGCTAACTGGTGCGCATAGTCAGTGATGGCCTTGGGCTGTGGTTTTAGCTGGCCCTTGCGTGGGCCAGATTTGAACTCGCCGCGTTCGCGTTCGACCATCACGTCGTGCATGCGCGACGCCGTGATCTTTCCGGCGCGATCCGCAAACCATTGTTCGCTGCGCTGCTCGATCATACTTCCACCACCTGCGCGTCAGCGGCTTCCGCAATGCCTTGGTACTTACCGATCAAATCCTGGACAAGTTGACGGCGTTCTTTGGGCCACGCAGCCCACATTTCGCGGAACTTCGCGACGCCGAGCTTCGCGGCCTCAGTGGCTTCGGTGTCGGCGATATCGCGCTCGGGGCCCGTGGGGATGGTCTGCTGAACCGCCGCAGCCGCTGCGCTCGATGCGGGCTGACCACGACCAACGATTTCCGACACCATCTCTTCCGGCAGGTCTTCAATGTCCTGAGTGAAGATGTCGGACGCCGCAGTGACGGTGATAACCGCATCGACCTGGGCGCGCTTCTTCGCCATCTTCAAGATGGTGTTCGCTACGTCAGATGGATTCGTCCGAATCTGTTTCTTCTGTTCGACTCGGCCCTGATACTTGCTGAACTTGATACGGCGGCGATTCTCCGGTGTGGCGTCGAATTCCTCTTGGCAGATCATTCCGCGCCACGCGTATTTGTCCTCACGGCTGCTGCACTCGCCAATGCCCGCACCAAGGAACTGTCCACCCGCAGAAAGGAGGTTCACTGTCACGCGGTAGTGCACTTCGCCATCAGCGCTAAGGTCTTCCACTTCCGGTTTCGCAGCAAGGCGAAAGGTCGCCATCAGCTTCTCGGCGCCAGCCTTGTACAAACTCACAGATTGCGTTCCGGGAATCTTTCCGTAGTGCGTGCCGTCGAACATGACCGACCGCATCACGTCCTGAATCAAATTGACTTGCGCACGCACATCGGCGGCGGTCAGAGATCGCTCACCGTAGACCGCTACGGCCTGCTGCGACATTGGAACGACTGCATTCATCGTCTACTCCTCAAAGAAAGAAAGCGCCGCCAAGCCCTGTAGAGTGCGGCGCTCGGAAATCACGTTTCGAGCGCGGGGTGATATTCGTTAGCGCCGAGGTTGAACGTCCATGCGACCGCCTCATGGGCTTTGCGAACATGCGGTGGAACCCTAATCATGTATTCCTTCCAACGGCTGCTCTTGGGCGCAGCAATCGCGAACTTCGCGGCATCGCCGAAAATGGCAATCGCTTCGTCTCGCGACATGATTCCATCGGGCTCGGGTGTCGAGTTCAGCACGCGCACCATGACGATTGGCTCGTCGTTGTCGAGTTCCTTGCGATAGAGGATCCCGACCGCATCGCGGTGAACGACCCGCCCGAATCGAGCAGATAGCGACTCGCGCCGTAGCGTTCGATCATCACGCGCCGAACTTCGGCGTTGCCTTCCGATTCGATTCGCTGGGTGGTGATCGACTGAACCTGCTCAACCACGTCCGCGGGAACGACCACGCCGTGGATTGCGTGGATCGCCCAGCCGTCGCGATAGGCGATCGCCGGCCCGGTTTCGCAATGGAGCCTTCCTTGATCGTCGCGATGAATCGCACTCGGTCGATCGCTGATGGCGAGCACGTTTTCGTGCCACCAGACCCAGCCGCACGACTTGACGAGGGCTTCGTCGATCTCGAAGCGTTCGAGTACGGGATCGCGCCATCCCATCACGTCACGGAAAAAGCTGATGTATGCGCACCAACCAGCAAGCCATAGCTGGCCGCCGCGGTAGTTGTAGATTCCCGACCAGACCTGCGACCCGACCTGCGACTCGACCTGCGACCTGACCTGCGACCTGACCTGCGACCAGACCTGCGACTCGACCTGCGACCTGACC